CCATTTGCAGCGACTAAGTTCGGTGCTGCAATGGTTAAGAAGTCGGCTGACACTAAGGGCCGTGCAATGGTCAAGAAGTGCAGCGGTGGCTCGATGAAGAAGTACGCTTCGGGCGGTCTCGTTGCTGGTCACAAGTCGGCTGATGGTATTGCTAAGAAGGGCAAGACCAAGGGCAAGATGCCAACGATGAAAAAAGGCGGTAAGTGCTAATGCGAGCTTGTCGGGGTATGGGGGCCATAAACCCTTCTAAAATGCCGGGGGCGAAGACAATTCGTCGTAAGGATAACCCCGACGAGGTGACTATGTACGCTAAAGGCGGCGAGGCGAAGCTTGACATTTCGAAGGCCATTAAGAAGCCCGGTGCATTGCGCTCGGCTCTTGGTGCTAAGAAGGGCAAGAAAATCCCAGCCGGTAAACTCGCTAAGGCCGCTAAGGCTCCGGGTAAGTTAGGCCAACGTGCCCGGTTCGCGCAGCTGCTAAAAGGTTTTAAGAAAGGTAAGTAAGATGTCTATGATGCTCCCTAATGGCACTTTTGCCCCCGACCCTCGTGCTAATTCTTTTGGCGGTCAACCCCAGCAGCCACAACAGCCACGGCAACCACAGCAACCACAGCAACCACAGGGCGGCTTCGGTGGTGGATTCCAACCAACACGGCAGCGCTTTAACCCTATGCCCCAGCAGGGCTTCGCTAGTTTTGGCGGTGGCTTCGGTGGATTTAACGGCGGTGGCTTCGGTATGCCCCAGCAACAGCAGGGCTTTGGCGGCTTCGGCGGTGGCTATGGTATGTCTCAGCAGGGCGGTTTTGGTCAGATTACACCTCAACAAAATAGTCCTGCTAGGCAGTCCTTTGAGCAGTTCATTGCGTCAGGTGGTCCAAGGGGAGGTGGCGCAGGTTTCTTCAACGCGCTGCAAGGGGGGCAGGCTCCCCAACAAGAAGAGCAGGCAGCAAAAGAGCAGGCAGCAAATATGATGCAGCAGTACCGGCAACAGCAGCTGGGTCAGTCTCCTATGGACCAAATCCAACGGTATTCGCAAATGATGCGGCCTATGGTTCAACCTACTCCCCCACAGCAAGTAGAACAGGCTACACCCCAGCGTCAGATTTCCGGTGGTCCCGTCAGTGACCAAATGCAGCCTATGGTTCAGCCTCGTGCTCCACAGCAAGCAGAACAGGCTATACCTCAGATTGCTGGTGCCCCACTGGATAAAGCGCAGCAGTATCAGAAAGAGATGCGGCAACGATACCAGCAGCGAATGGGTCAGATATCAGGCAACCCATATTCGCAGCAGCTAGGCCAAGAAGACCGGCGTATGGAAGCCATGCGTAGGTTGCAGCAAATGAACCTCGGCGGGTAAATGGCTCGGTCGGACGAACCTAAGTGGAAACGTATCGTTGCCAGCGTAAAGGCTGGCACGAAGGGTGGAAACGCGGGTCAATGGTCCGCACGTAAGGCTCAGCTTGCTACGCAACGGTACAAGAAGTCTGGCGGCGGCTACAGCGGCCCAAAGACGGAAGCTCAGAAATCTCTGTCCAAATGGACTAAGGAAGACTGGGGAACCAAGTCGGGTAAGCCGTCTACACAGGGGCCGAAGGCTACTGGCGAGCGCTACTTACCCAAGAAAGCACGTGAGGCTTTGAGTTCGAAGGAATACTCTGCTACAAGCAAAGCGAAACGCGCAGGCACTAAAGCGGGCAAGCAGTTCGTTAAGCAGCCGAAGGCGATAGCGAAGAAGGCAGCTAAATACCGATGACCACTTCTGGCACCAGCACATTTAACCTTAACCTCAACGACCTAGTCGAAGAGGCTTTTGAGCGTTGCGGTGCAGAACTGCGGACCGGCTATGACCTACGTACGGCGCGGCGCAGTCTCAATCTGCTCACTATTGAGTGGGCTAACCGTGGTATTAACCTGTGGACTATCGAGCAAGGCTCAATCCCCATGGTGCAGGGGCAGATTGTTTACGAGTTACCCGTCGATACTATAGACCTACTCGAACATGTCGTGCGCACCCAGACCGGTGAGCAGCAGACCGACATTACAATTAACCGTATCAGCGTTGATACGTACTCGACAATCCCTAACAAGAACGCTCAAGGGCGTCCTATCCAAGTGTGGATTAACCGTCAGTCAGGTGCGACCTATCCGGCAGGTGGACGGCCTGCGGGCACTAACTCGACTACGGGTGTCGATCATCCGTCGATTAACGTCTGGCCAGCTCCAGACCAGAGCAATTATTATACTTTTGTCTACTGGCGCTTGCGCCGCTTACAGGATGCTGGTGATGGTGTTACTACGCAAGATATACCGTTTAGGTTCATCCCTTGTATGGTGGCTGGTCTCGCGTATCACCTATCCCTGAAAATCCCCGGCGCGCTTGAGCGTTCGGATGGGTTAAAGGCGCAGTACGAAGAACTCTGGCTACAGGCTGCTGATGAGGACCGTGAGAAGGCACCGTTACGCCTCGCGCCTCGTCAGTATTTCCGGTGACGTGTGCCTAATCGGTTTGCATCTGGTAAGTGGGCAATCGCCCAGTGCGACCGTTGTAACTTCCGCTATAAGCTGAAGGAACTCAAGCGGCTCGTCATTAAGACCAAAAACGTCAACATTCTGGTGTGCCCTACATGCTGGGAACCTGACCAGCCGCAGTTGCAGCTTGGTATGTACCCCGTGGATGACCCACAAGCTCTGCGCAACCCACGCCCAGACAACAGCTATTACCAAGCGGGTCTCAATCCGAACAACAACCCAAGTGACGGTAGTCGCATAATTCAGTGGGGGTGGGACCCTGTAGGGTTAAATAATCCTTTGGGTTTATTTGGTCTTCCAAATACGCTATTAGGTAGTGGTCAAGTAGGGACCGTAACAATCGAGACGGAGAATTAGTGATGGATAAGAAAGATTTGAAGCAGGACAAGGCTATGATTGCTAAAGCCGTGCACAAGCACGAGCGTGCGAAGCACAAGGGCCAGCCTATGACCAAGCTCGCCAAGGGCGGCAAAACCAACATGCAGATGAAGACCATGGGTCGCAATCTTGCCAAAATCGCCAACCAGAAGAAATCTTCGCGGGGTAAATAATATGGACTACAAGCCAAAAACGGTGCCGATTGTGAAGAACAATAACGGCTACCCAAACAACGTACCTAACACCCAGACCGTGAAAACACGCGGAACCGGTGCGGCGACTAAGGGCACGCATAGCAGCAAGAAACTGGCATAATGAACTACGCACAACTGTTCGAGACAATCAAAGGGTACGTCGAAAACGACTTCCCCAACACTTCGTGGACCGGCTCTAACGGCTCTACGGTGACTTTGACGTCTACCGAACAGATTAACACGTTCATCGAACAGGCTGAGCAGCGCATCTTCAACACGGTGCAGCTGCTTGACTTGCGTAAGAACGTGACGGGTAACATGACGTCAGGCAACAAGTACCTGTCTGTGCCTTCAGATTGGCTGGCTAACTTCTCCATGGCTGTCATCGACGCCACTGGACGCTACGAATACCTACTCAACAAGGACGTCAGCTTTATCCGACAGTCGTTTCCTAACCCAAGCACGACGGGCATACCCACGCACTACGCCTACTTTGACGAGAACTCGTACATCTTGGGGCCGACGCCAGACGCGAACTATGCAGTCGAACTGCATTACTTCTACTACCCAGAGTCCATCGTAACTGCTGGTACAAGCTGGTTGGGTGATAATTTCGACAGCGTGCTGCTCTATGGTGCGCTTATCGAAGCGTATATCTTTATGAAGGGTGAGCAGGACATCAACGCCGAGTACCAGAAACGGTACAACGAGGCACTGGGCATGCTTAAACAGCTTGGTGAAGGTAAGAACCGTCAAGACATGTACCGGACGCCACAGGCGCGGTATCCGGTCCAGTAGGAGGTATAGATGTTCGACCCCGTTTCAGGCACTGTTGGCAACGTAATGGTAATGACAACCGAAGGTCGTGGTTTCACGCCGGAGGAAGTTGCCGAGCGTGCGTTGGATAAGATTATCTATGTCGGTAGCAATGCACACCCTGCTATCCGCGACCAAGCCGAAGCCTTCAAAGACAGCATCCGTGGGGTGCTTGTGCATTATATGCACGAGGCAGTGCGGTCCCACAACGTAACTCTGGTGAATAAATTTAAACAGGCGGGGTACCCAGAGTTAACCGCCATACTCGATACATAAGGAGGCCTTAAGATGGCAATTACCCAAGCAATGTCCACGTCGTTTAAGGCCGAGCTTATGCTCGCTGTGCACGACTTCCGCGTAGGTGGCGATACTTTTAAGTTAGCGATGTACACTTCGTCAGCTACGATTGACGCTAACACCACCGCATACACTGCGTCTAACGAAGTAACAGGTACAAACTACACTGCTGGCGGTGGCACGCTGGTCAATCTTGGTGTTGTGACGTCGAACAACAACGCGTCTTCGGGTACAGGGTTCACGGACTTCTCCGACCTGACCTTCGCAAACTCGACCATCACGGCACGCGGCGCACTCATCTATAACACGACGCCTTCGGCTAACTCGAACGCGAACACTACGCTGACGAACGCTGCAGTTGCCTCGTTGGACTTCGGTTCGGATAAATCTTCGACAGACGGTGACTTCACCATCATCTTCCCGACGGCTTCTAATACCACTGCCATTATCCGCATCGTATAAGGAAAACCAATGCCCTTAAATGTTGCTGACCGCGTACGCGATACTACCACTACCACCGGTACAGGTACGATAACGCTCAGCGGTACTCCACCTACGGGGTACCAGAGCTTTAGTGTGGTCGGCAACGGCAACACGACATACTACACGATTAACGCGGGTAGTCAGTGGGAAGTCGGCATCGGTACATACTCAGGTGCTGGCCCTACGCTATCCCGCGATACGGTGCTATCTTCGAGTAACAGCGGTTCGCTCGTTAACTTCTCCGCAGGCACCAAGGACGTCTTCGTCACCTATCCGGCTGAAAAGTCGGTTAATTATGATGCGTCGGGTAACCTTGTAGTCGGGCAGACTGCCACACAACTCCAAGTGACGGATACTGCTAGCGCAGTAAACTACGTTCAAGTCACAGGCTCTGCAACAGGCAGCGACCCTACTATTTCTGCTCAAGGTTCTGACACAGACCGTAACTTAAGGTTAACAGCTAAAGGGACGGGCGCGGTTCAAAGCACAACTCGCTTTGAGGTTCAAACAGGGGCCGCAAATTACTGGCGGCTATCAGGCGCGGCGACAACCGCAACTCCTGTTTTGTCTGTTTTAGGATCAGACACAAATATTAACATGGGCCTTACCACCAAAGGCACAGGCTCATTGGTCGTGACCACAAACGGCTCAGAGCGGTTCCGTGTTGATGGAAGTGGTCGGTTTGGCTTCGGCACAAGTTCTCCTGCTGCATTCACTGCCTTTACCGCACCAGCGACATCGGCAACGGCATGGACGACCAGTGGCATCAACATGGTGCAGAGCGCGGCTACATTTACGGATACGACTAGCTCTGGGACTGTTACAAACGTCTACATGAACGCTTTTGGCGCTCAGACGATGGCGGCGTCGAACACGACAACTGTAACAAATCTTTTTGGAGCCTACTTCTCTGCTCCCGTCGCTGGAACCAATGTCACAACAACCAATACATACGCACTTGGCGCAGACAGCATCCGCACTGGTGGAACTTTGTCAGTAGGCGGTTCAATTTCGTTCTCAGCAACGACTAGCACTCTAGGCCTTGGGACTTCCCAGACTACAGGCACTTGGACAGCTGGCGGCGCTTCACAGACAGGCACGATCACGCTCGGCCAATCGACCGTCAGCCAAACCACCAACATCCAAGCTGGCGCGACGGCTTCTGGCAGCACCAAGACAATAAATCTTGGCACGGGCGGCTTGGCTGGATCGACCACAGCCATCACTATTGGTTCCACGACAGGAACCAGCACAACCACGCTGAACGGCACTGTTTCGCTTGCCAGCACTATTGCTGCACCTCTTGGTTCTGCATCCGCCCCCAGCTACACCTTCACAGGCGATACAAACACAGGCATTTTCTCTCCTGCTGCCGACACTATCGCCTTTAGTGAGGGCGGCACTGAGGTCATGCGCATCGACAGCAGCGGCAACGTCGGGATTGGCACGAGTACTCCGAATTCTAAACTTGAGGTACTTGGCGGCACGGTAGGAACCACTGCGGGTAACGAAGTCCTTATAGTCAATCAACGGGCTGTTGCGGGGACCAACTCGGTCCAACTCCTGTCGCGGCTTATCCGTGCATCTGCTGGCACTGACTGGACGACAACCACAATGCGTCTTCAGGGTCGCGTGGATGCAACTAATTTTGGTTATATCGACTTTGTCTCTAATGGCAGTCAGGGCCTTGTGTTTGGTTCAAATACAACCGAACGTATGCGCATCGACAGCAGCGGCAACGTCGGGATTGGTACGAGTTCGCCACTAAATAAACTGCAAGTTAATGGTGCTAATGTCGGCATCCGCTTGAGCGACACCTCCGGCACGACTGACTTTCATGAAATCCAGAGCGGTGGTGTAAACGGGCAAAACCTATTCATCGACGCAGACCGCAACAATGTTGGTAGCGGCAATATGATCTTTCGCGTTGCGGGTGCCACAGAGCGCATGCGCATCGACAGCAGCGGCAACGTCGGGATTGGCGCTAGTTCTGCCAATAGTAAGCTGTATGTTTACGACGCCAACGCCGCAATTAGCACCAATGAGGTCGCGGCAGCAGGGTCGGGCGTAGCCAGTAACCGTTGGAAATACAGCACAAATCACTATGGCATCTACGTTGGTAGCGTCAACGCGATGGTCTTCTACGACTATGGCGCTTCCGCAGAACGCATGCGCATCGACAGCAGCGGCAGGGTTGCTATCGGTGCCACCAGTGCAGGCACGCAGCTTGAGGTTAACGGCGCTGGCACTTTCCGTCTTGCCACTTCGACCAATACCCTTGGCTTTGATTTTGGATACCTCGGCGGCCCAACAGACGCAAACGGCTATGTATATAATCGCAACAATGGCGCAGTAGTTTTTGGCACGAACAACACAGAACGCTTCCGCATCACAAGCACAGGCGGCATCACATCATCCGACCTCGCTGACGCTGTTGGCTACAAGGGTCTGCCGCAGAACCAACAGACATCGACCTACACGCTGGCGCTGTCCGACATGGGCAAGCACATTTACGCTACGGCAGCTAACTTCAACATCACAATTCCAGCGAACGCCACCACAGCCTTCCCTA